AATACATGCGGAACTTTTGTAGCTTTATATCCTTTTGTATGAATAAAATAATCTTTAACTAGAGCCTCGGCCTCATCTCCGAGTTTGCGCTTTATTTCATAATAATCTTCTTCAGACATAATAACCTCTCATATATATTATATGATACTTTAATAGATATGAGAGTTTTTTATCAAATATTTTTTAAGGCTCCCAGTAGGTCTGCGATCCTCTATAGTAGTTTTTTGTCATCTCTCTTTTGCCGGTCGTGAAATGCTTGTCTGTTAGAATAAAATAGTTATTTGGCAACAGAGCAAAGTGACCACCATCTACGATTAAAAGAGAAAGCGGCTTGTGTTCTTGCGGATGCTTAGCGAAAGCATCATCCCAATCTACAATGATTCCTGTATGCCTTCCTTTCTGTGGGCCAAAGCGAAGCTCTACAGTTAAACCACCAAGATATTCTAGCTCAGACACTTTCAGATCTCTTCCCATGCAGCCCCAAGGCTGAAGAATAGCTTGATCTACTTGAGGCCCTACCCAGTCTTCTGTGCGAAGCAAGTGTAGCGGAATGCCTGACCAGTTAGCACCAGTATCTAACAATACATGTGTTAAAAGAGCCTGACCTTCTCTGCCGTATATTCCGTGAAGCAATCCGCGGGTATATCCTTCAGGCATCTTAGGACCAAGCAAAGCATTAGGTACGGAAACGTAAAAATGCTGAGGCAAGGTTTTGTGAATCATCTTCCGCCGTTTGCCTTATACCACTGATAAGCTGACCATGCATCTTTAAACTTTGGCTGAGTTAGTTTACCTGATTCGATATTCTTACCAGTAGAGGTTTTCATTAGGGCTTCTTTGGTTTGCGTTCTGTGAGCTACCTTTGTTGCTCGTTCTTCCTCTTCTCTTTTGGTTGTAGCCTTTGCTTTGACCAAATAGTAAGCATCTTCTAGTTTTAGCTCTGATCTTTCCATCAGTAACTTTGCAATCTCAACACGATGTTCTGCTAGATCTGGGTGCGAAGTTTTAAACTTTTCTATTTCAACAGAACGTTTTTCTTGTGCGATTTCTTGCTGAAGTGGCTTAATCATATCAGCCATCATTTTAGCAGCTTCTCGTTTGATTGAGGCTTTACGGCCATCTTCATCCCAGACATCAAGCTCGGAGTTATCTTCAGCAGCAGCTCTGATTCCTTTAGCCCAATCAGAATCGGTCATCATGCGCTTCTGTCTGTCAAGTTCTTCTTTCAAGGATTCTATTTGTGCTCGTTCCTGAGCTAGTTCCTGTGTTTTTTTAGTGTAACTTGCTCTAAGATTCTGTATAACCTTCCTTCCATTTTCAGGAATATGCTTTATAATCTGATCATAAGGCAAACCAATCTTGTGTTCAAGACCAGGCTCTGCCATTACGGGATCTTCGAAGTGAGTGTTGATTAAATCTTCTAAGTTAAAAGCATCTACTGATTCTGCTGGTACGTCCACTATTGAGGTGTCGGCTGATCCGCCGGTCTCGTTATTCTCTAACATTGCTTACATCCTTTGCATAAATAGTTTGTCCATGTCCGCTTCGGACATCTCGCCCTCAGATGGAGCCATTTCCTCTTCAGGCATCTCTTCTTTCTCTTCTCTTGGTTCAGCTAAAAACTTCTTAAAGTCTTTAGACTTTGCAAGCATTCCTATCTTACCAGAAAGTAGGGCAACATCTTTGTCGGTTTTTATATTTTCTAAAGATGGAACCATTTCCATTCCTATAACTTCAGCCTCTGCGGCATCATCTGCTGCATCTATGATCATAGATATCTCTTTGGTGAAAGCACCTGGGAAAGATTCCTGATCTTCTTCAAATGAGGCGTAGGGCTTCATTCCAAAAAGTTTAGAAACTTGATTATGTACAGAAACCAAACTATTAAGCGCGCCTTTCGAGAATCTACCTACAGGTGACATGTCTTCATACATGCCTTCTTCCTCGCCTTCTAGTTCTCCAACCTTAAGTTCGAGTTCTATTTCAGCAGGTTCCTTAGATCCCTTCATGCCTGATAGGGCTTTCATATCCATTCCATTCATTCTTCCAATATCTGAGATTGCCATTATAAAACTCCTTTATTGTTTTAACATTTCGTGTGCGGGCCATGTTTCAACGGCAGCTAGATTTTTATCGCCGTCAAACTTAGCCACATTGTCAAGCCATCTTTTTGATTCAGCATCACCGGCTGCCTTCTCGGCTGCCAGTTTAGCTTGCTGATCATCTATAAAATGTTTACCAAAATCAGATTCAGGAATAAATCCTTTAGATCTCATAATGGTTTCTTCTTCACGTTTTGAATGAACCTTTTTTCCTAGGCTTCGAGAATGAAATCCCTGTCCTTCAAGCCCGGCGTTCCAGCTAGCATTCCACAATGTGCTTGTTTTTGCGACTTTGGGGAACTGTTTTGCCATTACAGTATGACAATATTTGCAAAAAACTTCTGATTCCCCAGTTCTGGACTTAGTGAAAATCTCTTCCGTCTTATTACACATGGGGCATACATAATCATTTAGCGGCATTACATTCTCTCTCTTTTTATTTTATGACAGCAACCCTTTGCTGGCAGCATTTTTTTAATCTTACTTAAAAACTCTTCATTAACTGGCCTCTGGCCGTCAATATTACCAACAAGGGCCTTAACATCCTTGTCGGTAGTGCCATCGGTCGTAGACCTTTTGTGCGACTTTGTAAACTTCTCAACCATCGCCTCTCCATCTGGGCTTCCAGCCTCTTATAGTTACACTATATAATGTAATGAGAGGGCCTCTTTTGTCAAATCTATTTTAAAAAAACTGAAAATATTTTCTAAGCCATTGGCAGAGGTATAGCTCTCTGTCCCTGGAGCAGTTCATTAGCTAGTGCTTGAGCGTCTGTAGCAGGCTCAGGAGCTACAGCTTCAGCAGAAGCGGCTCTAGATGCGCTGCCTTGCTCTAAAATATCCTGAGCCTTCTTGGCCTCCTCAATATATTTTTCATTTAGCTCAAACTGGCGAACAATATCTTCAAGAAGTTTGGCTTGCGGTACTCCAAGCTGACCGAGTACAGGTAAAAGCTCTAGAAGCTGGCGCTTTTTAAGCTCTTTGCTCAGAGGCGTGCTAGCTTGATCCAACGCAAAGTACTTATATTTGTGATCAAGAGCATCAGGAGTTACGAATCTTGCCTTTTTGCCTACCATGATCACTGGTTTATCCATTTCATCCAGTGTATAAACCAACATTCTAACAAAAATATTTGCAATATCTTCGATTGCTTCGTCTCGTTCTCTAGCCATTCTTCCGATTTCTGATGCGGTGTACTGAGCAAGTGCTGTGATCTCTGTAGCTGTGGCTCTGGTTGCCTCGCCTCTGACGTTTGGAGAGATTATTGAGCCCCTATTTATGTCAGATTCTATTGCCTGTAGGTATCTTTCAAAGTTTGATGACATTGGTTCCACTGGAACTGTACGAATAATGCCATCTAAGCTCTGCTCATCTACAGGAATCATCGCGCCATCTTGGCCTGAGCTTATCTTAGCTAGAGATTCTTCGTCTATAGTTCCTTCTTTGTAAAGATATTGTCTTGAATCTCTACGAACTGCGTTAGCCCAGAATGTTCTCATTATATTTTTTTCAAATAGCTGGTCATATACTCTGGATAGTGTGCTATATCCGTCCATAGGACGATCAGGCTGACGAGAATAGTACAGCGGAGCTATAGGAACTAGTGGAGAACCGTCATAGTTACGTAGAGGAATCTGGGACTTATCCAAAAATCCACCAGTTGTTTTTATATTTGGCGAGAATATGTAGAGCATATCGTCTTCTAAATCATAAAACTCTACGACCTCAATGTACTTCATAGAATCTGGTATGCTATTATAAGATCCTTCAGTAGTCTTGCCATCTTCAAAGTATTGTGGCTTAGAAACTGGAGAATATTTTTTAGCACCGTGTATTCTTCTAGCTTCTGCTAAAGTCATATAGTAATGATGACCTACAAAGCGTTGTTCTTCCCACAGGTCTGCATCTCTATCCAAGATTATATTCCATGGCTCTATCGCTCTGATAGATACTCGTGCCAAAGGGTCAGTGCTAACTCTTGGTGAGATCTTAAAGAAAGACATTGGGAAGATTAGAGCCAATCTGCTTCCGTTTTCTAAAGCCTTTCTGTTATCCGACAGCCAACCATTGACACTAGCTCTGGTTATCTCTACGTCTTCGCTAGTTGTGGTCATAGAGTCTACCTCAACCGATGGTGACTTCTCAAACAGTGACGCTATATATGACTCGATAAACGCATAAGCATCAGATGTTTCTACACGAACAGACGTATCAGAGATTGACTTGTCATCGTAGAAACGTGTCAAATAAATCTGTCTTAGCTGGCGCATCTGTGGCTCTTGATTCTGCCAATGGTCCTTGTGGCCTGCTAGGATTTCACGTATCATGCGTATCTTATCGTTATCTGACTGTGACATATTTTAAATCCTTATCAACTTTATTCTTTTTGTCAAGGTTATACACCGTATCGTTGTTTGCTTTTTAGTGTTAGCTTCTTTACAGCCTTACTGTACTTCTGTGATCGTACCCATGCTGGTAGGAAAAGTGTCTTAGGAAATGGTACTGCCTTTAGACACTGCACTGCTAGAGCTAAAGCTATGACGCTATCGCCATGTCCGTTCTTGTGTGCTATATCTATGTTGCCTTTGCTGTTAATAACAAACTGCTTTAGCTGTTGGTATGTAGCTATGTCTAGCTGAGATATAGCGCCACTGGCTAGTGCTTCCTTTAGTTCTTCGAACATCATCCACTTTGTCTTACCATTAGTGTTCCAGTCTTTGCCTGTAGTCGGGTGCTGCCATAGTTTATTAAACCCTCTGTTACGCAACTCAAGCAACAGCGCATATCCAATGTTATTTTCTTCTACAAGACATAGCGCGTTATGATACATTGCTGATAGATGCTCAACCATATCTGCGGTTGCTGGTACTGCTGTTGTGTTAGACGACCAGATAGCAACCTGTCTCCAAGTCACTTTGTCTAGCACAACAATCGCTGAATAATCTTGACCGCATCCTGTAGCTACGTCTATGCCTATAGCATATGTTGCTTCTTTGCGTGGCTCCTCTATAATGTTAATGGCATCTGCTGTCATATCGATCTTCACTGTATCCACTAAGGCCAAGTCATCGTCTTTAAAATACGCATTACTTGTGGCGCCATAAGCATCATCTATTGTCAGCGGATATTCTCTTTTAAACTTATGCAAGCCAAACTGCTGTATCTTTATTCGCCTCCATAGTAACTGCCTTACATCTAGGCCATGCTTAGCCATCAGCTC